CTGCCTATTAACATATCGGGTCAGAGCGGAGCACCGAGCAATTGGTTTGATCACAGGCCCTGTTCGGATTTTATTGGTCAGATCAACAGTCAAACCGAGCAATTGAAAGCATCAATGAACACGTCAGCACTCATAGAGTCCGACTTGAACGGTGACCTCAAGAGGACTTTGCAGGGTTCGGGTGTAACCATCACATATGGCGATGTTTCCGCTGGCCGATGATCATTTGGTCAGCCATCTAGCCAAATGCAGCTCGGTAGCGCTGCCCCCCTGCCTGCCGCGACATGGGCGGCATGGCCGATGCAACCTTCACCGCCGTAGACCTGTCGCGCATTCCGCTGCCTGACGCAGTCGAGGAACTCGATTTCGAGACCCTCTTCGCGCGGGCGCTGGCGCGCATGAAAGCGCTGATGGCGGAAAAGGGCGTCGATTTCGACGGCCGCGAGAGCAACCCATCGACCCGCGTCCTTCAGGTTTTCGCCTACGAGGTCCAATTGCTGCTGCAGCGCCTCAACGAGGCGGTGCGCGCGGTGATGGTCGCCTACGCCGTAAACAACGATCTCGATAATCTCGCCGCCGGTTTCGGCGTTGTCCGCCGTACCATCACCCCCGCCGACGATGTGCTCGGTATCCCGGCCGTGATGGAAAGCGACACCGAGTTCCGGCGCCGCATCGTCCTGGCGCCTGAGGGCTATTCGGTCGCCGGTCCAGAGGGCGCCTACATTTACCATGCGCTCTCGGCCCATCCCAACGTGCTCGATGCCAGCGCCACCAGCCCTGCGCCGGACGACATCCGCGCGCTCGTGCTGGGCGTCCTGCAAGCCAACGCGGCCAGCAATGCGCTGGTGACGGCGATGACAAACGCGCTCGACGGCGCGATCTGGCCGGGCGAAGTCATCGTCTCGCTCCTGTCCCGCGTCGATAGCGGCGCCGCAAGCGCGGATCTGATCGGGGACGTCGGCGACTACCTGTCCAGCGAGGACATCCGCCCGCTGACCGACCATGTCATCACGCAATCGGCCGAAATCGTGCCGTACAGCATCGAAGGGACGATCAAGACCTTCTCCGGTCCCGATGGCGGCGTGGTCATGGATGCCGCGCTCACCAGCGCGCAGGCATACGCCAACGAAAGCCACCGGCTCGGCCGCGACATCACGCTGTCCGGCCTTCACGCAGCCCTGCACGTCGAAGGCGTCCAGAATGTCCAGTTGACCCAACCCGCCGCCGACATAGTCGTCTCGCGTACGCAGGCGCCGTTCTGCACCAAGATCAACGTCACCTACGCGGGCGTGGACGAATGACGTTCTCCTCGCTCCTGCCGCCCGGTTCAACCGCATTGCAGAAGGCCCTCGAACGGGTCGGCTCGGAGATGCTCGACATCCCGATCCTAGTCCGCGCGGTGAAGTCCGCCGACGACAGCCCTTTGCAATTCCTGCCGTGGCTGGCTTGGGAACGCTCGCTCGACAACTGGTCTTCGGACTGGTCCGAGGCTGTCCGCCGCGAGCGCGTCCGCCAGGCTATCCCGATTGCGCGGCGCAAGGGCACGGCAGCATCCGTGCGCGCCGTGGTTCAGAGCTTCGGCGGCTCGGTCGCCTTGCGCGAATGGTGGCAGATGGTGCCGAATGGCGTTCCGCATACCTTCGACCTCGTCCTGAACCTCGAACAGAAGGGCGCACCCGCCAGCGCCGCCTTCGTCGATCAGGTTATCGCCGAGGTCAGCCGCGCCAAGCCGGTCCGCAGCCACTTCACCTTTACGCAGGGCGTCAACGTCGAAGCCGATGTCGGCCTGATCGCGACTGTTCGTCCCACCCTCTTCGCCCGCCTGTCCTGTACAGCACCGGCGGCCTGACCGGAGCACCCATGGCCCTTACGATTACCGTCACGAACGCCGGGCGCGCCGCTCTGGTAAATGCGAAGAACACCGGCACCGCAGCCGTGACGATCGCGCAAGTCGGCGTGTCCGGAAGCGCCGTCGTGCCCTCGCCGACGGCGATCGCGCTGCCGGGCGAGAGTAAGCGCATCGCGACTATCTCGGGCGACGTCGTGGCTGACGACACCATCCATTTGATCGTCCGCGATGAAGGCACCTCGGTCTACACCGTTCGCAGCTTCGCCCTTTACCTCGCAGACGGCACCCTCTTCGCGATCTATGGCCAGGCCGATGCGATCCTCGAAAAGTCATCGCAGGCAATCATGCTGCTCGCGATCGACGTCCAGTTCGCCGACATCGCCGCGAGCCAGCTGACGTTCGGCGACACGAACTTCCTCAACCCACCCGCCACCACGGAAGTCCAGGGCGTTGTTGAACTGGCGACGCTCACCGAAACGATTTCCGGGCTGGATGCCTCGCGCGTTCCCGCCGCCAAGATGGTGAAGGACGCTGTCGCTGCGTGGCTGGACGCGCGCTTCGGCGCGAACAACGCCGGTATCTGACACCCCGGCAACGACGGCGCCGGGTCTGGCCTCGATTCCGACCTGCTGGATGGCCAGCAGGGCAGCTTCTACACGGATATCGTGGCTCGCCTTGGGTTTACACCCGTGCAGCAGGGCACCGGCAATGCCCAGCTGACCAATCGCGTGAAGATTGGGTGGAGCGCCGTGAACAGGCTGAAGGCCACGGTCGATACCACCGACCTCGGCAATTTCGTGTTCGACGGCCATCTCACCGGGATGTGGACGGCATCGAATGACGGTGCCGGCTCCGGCCTTGATGCGGATCTGCTCGACGGTCAGGACGGCAGCTACTATTCGAACGTTATCGCCCGCCTCGGCTACACGCCCATCAACAAGGGCGGCGATACCATCTCGAGCCAGATCAGCTATCTGCTCGGTGATAGCTCGGCGATAGCCGCGCGCACCGGCTCGACCGGCACTCCGCTGGAGATCCGGGGCAATGGCACCGGCGCGGCGGTGATGACCTTCCACCGGCCCAACTCCTACGCTACCTTCTTCGGCCTCGACACCGATAACAAATTCAAGTTCGGCGGTTGGTCGGCGGGCACCGCCGCCTATGAGTTCTGGCACACAGGCAACGACGGCGCCGGTTCGGGTCTGGATGCGGACCTTCTCGATGGCAGGCAGGGCAACGCCTATGCTCTGCTGGACGGATCGCTCTCGTTCACCGGTTCGATCAAGGCCACCTATCAGAACGGGCTGCTCCTGAAGAACGGCTCGGGCAATTACCCGACCGCGATTCACCGCAACGACGGCAGCGCCTACTACATCCTGCTGAGCGCTGCTGGGACCGGCATCAGCGACATTTGGAACGACCTGCGGCCTTTCCAGATCAATCTGGCGAATGGCCGACTCGGCTCGGCCAACGGGCAGGACTTCTCGGGCGGCATGACCGTGAGCGGCGCGATGACGCTGAATGGAGGCACGGTGTGGTCTTTGGTCAACGACGGCGCCGGGTCGGGGATGGACAGCGACATGCTGGACGGCCTGCATGGCTCGCAGTTCATGCGCAACTATGTGAACGATTGGGTCAAGTCGGAAGAGGGAGTCAGCCGCTTTCATTTCACCGCGAGCGGCTCGACCTATGCCCGAGTGATCGGGACGTTCATCTGGCAGAACAACTCCAACGCCAACATCGCCACGATCGACGAAGGCGGCAACTATTGGGGTAACGGCGAGGTCAATGCCCTGCGCTTCCGTGCCCGCGCCAATGGCGACGGGCTGGCGATCGCGATCGGTGACGATGCCTGGATCGGGGACGTCAACTGGACGAACGGTATCGCCATCCGTGGCCAGCAGGACGGAAATGCCGGATTTGTCACCTTCGGCACCTCCGGGCTGGGGTTGGGCTGCAACGCAGGGGACGCAACGCTTCGGTACGGCGGCCAGCCCGTCTGGTGGGCGGGCAATGATGGGTCGGGGTCCGGCCTTGATGCCGACCTGCTCGATGGATGGCAGCTTCAGGATATCTTGCCCTCGGGCAGCTTGGCCGCGACCGGTTACACCCGGCTTCCGAATGGCCTCATCATGCAGTGGGGCACGATCACCTGCGGCAACAATTCCTATGGCTCGCTGACTTTCCCGATCCAGTTCCCGAACGCCTGTTTCCACATCCACTCGGGCGTAGCCACCGAAGTCGGCAACGGCGACGCGCAGGCCAACTGCCCGCTGCCCTACAGCGTGACCAGACTGGGAGCCAGCTTCTGGAACGCGGCTCCCCAAGCCACCGCCTGGTGGTTCGCGCTCGGCAATTAAGGAGAATATCGCGTGACGCTCTACTTCAGCGCCTCCGCAGGCGGCTTTCTTGACGACACCATTCACGGCACCATGCCGGAAGACGCACGGCCGGTCGCTCCTGAGACCCACGCAGGCCTTATCGCGGCGGCTTCTTCCGGCTCTATGATCGCGGCAGACGAAAACGGCGACCCGATTGCCGTACCGCTTCCGCCGCCAGCCACTGCAGAGTTGCTGCGCCAGATCCGAACGCAGCGCGACCGTCTCCTTGCTGCCAGCGACTTCACGCAGGTGCCGGACAGCCCCCTCAGCGCCACGAAGCGCGAAGAATGGCGGCTGTACCGGCAGGCGCTGCGCGATCTTCCCGAAACCACCCTCGACCCGGCCGCTGTCGCCTGGCCGAACGCTCCCGCCTGAAAGGAACCTCCATGTCCGACCTGAAGATCAAGATCGGCGCTTTCGACGCCAACACCCGCTCCGTTCCTGTCACCTTCACCAGCGGTGACATCAGGCACATGCGCTCGGTAAACGCCGTCCTGAAGGATGACGGGGCTTACGATAAAGCGGCGACGAAGGCCCGCGTGGACGAAGTGGCGCGCGGCGTCGCCCACAAGATCGGACTCGGCGTCCTGACCGTGCCGGTTGTGGAAGAGGCCGCGACGGAGGCCGCGGATTCCGCTACTGCTGAGTAAGTGATTGGCGGCACTTCACGCCGCCCAATTCCCCCTTTACGGAAGGGGGTCTCGGATGTTCCCGCATCTCGAAACCAGCGAGCCTGCACTCGCACTCTCCGGGCAGCGCGCCTGCCCCTTCGAGCACCCTTCCGCGTCTCAGGCGCGGAAGGGACATCGTGCAGGAAACCCTACATGTCTACCCCTTTTGTTCTCGTTCGCCCCGTTTCTCCCCCGGCCGGTTACATCGGCGGAAAGCGGAACCTTTCCAAGCGCATCTGCGCCATCATCGACCGCACGCCGCACACCAGCTATGCCGAGCCTTTCGTTGGCATGGGCGGCATCTTCCTGCGCCGCACCCGGCGCCCGAAGGCAGAGGCGATCAACGATATTTCCGGCGACGTCGTCGGCCTGTTCCGCTGCCTGGCCGAGCACTATCCCTACCTCGTCGACATGCTGCGCTTCCGCGTCACCAGCAGGGCCGAATTCGAACGCCTGCTCGGGCAGGATCCCGAACGGCTGACCGACCTGCAGCGCGCTGTGCGCTTCCTCTACCTCCAACGCCTGGCATTCGGCGGCAAAGTGTCCGGCCGGACTTTCGGCGTGGATGCATCCAGTCCGGCCCGCTTCGATGTCAGCAAGATCGAGCCGATGCTCGCCGACATCCATGACCGCCTGCAATCCGTGGTGATCGAGCGCCTGCCGTACAGCGCCTTCATCCGCCGGTATGACCGGGACGAAGCGCTGTTCTATCTCGATCCGCCCTACTGGGCCTGCGAGAAGGACTATGGCCCCGACGTGTTCACCCGGGAGGACTTTGCCACGCTGGCCAACCAGCTTGCGGGTATCAAGGGTAAGTTTCTTATGTCGCTCAACGACAATGAGGGCGTGCGCGAGACTTTCGAGAGGTTCATCGTATCACCGATCGATACCACCTATTCCGTAGGTTCCAAATCGCGGCCCGCGCGCGAAGTGCTGATTAGCAACTTCATATTAGCGGACAACGATCCGTAATCGATTTTGGCCCTAGCTGGTTGAGCTAGGGCCGCCACATCTCAGCAGTTTAAAACTATGCGTTCGCTCGACTGGAGTACTTTAGAGAGGTCATCTCTCCAGTTTCAGTGATACCTCGCTGAACTTCGGGCAACGATTTGATCTCAGGTGGCGTCATATTTTGGAGATCATTCATAATTTCTACTGCCATTGACATGGCTTTATCTTTCACCAGTTCTGAAAAGCGCTGCGCTAGAGCTTTGAATTTCGCAATGTCCAATTTGTTATGGTGGTTGATAACACCACTCATTACAGTTAATTCGAAAGGGACGAATTTTCCCTCCCGCGGGCCGACAATCAGCACGGGAATATTCTCCTCTGATCCGTCGACGCAATGCGCAACAGCTTGGTTGGCAAGGCGAAAAATTTCATCATGAAGATCGCGTTCCTGCTGGGTCAAACTCTCGAGCAGATCCTTGGGAACGAGAGTGCGGATGCCGCCGTTGAAACAGCGCCGATAACGGGCGACCGCCCCATCGAAACAGGTGCGGCGGATTTTCTGCTTACTTGCGGCGTCACGCCATATTTCGATCATATGACACGCATCTGCGA